CTCTTGATGATCCTCGAAGGCCACAAAAGTGGTTGATTCGAGAGAACCTTCTTTGTTAATAGATGGGCTACCACAGATAGCAAATCTTCCTTTTAACTTCGACTTAATCCATTGTTCAATATTTCCTTCGAATAACTCTCCGTCAGATATCTTGATTTTCGCGAAATGTGGAGGAAGTATTTTAACTTTCCGTTGTTTTAACACATCCATTGGGTTTAGATCAAACATGATAAAAATATTTATATACTACTATTATTCGGGGATTGATTCTTGGCTTAGTCTCTTAGCTAGTGCTTTATTATGGCCCATTTTCTTGATGTCTCCTGAAAACAGATATAGCTCAAACGCTGAACGTTCTTTTAGCACTATGATGTGTTTCTTTGTTATATAGAAAGGTGAATCGATAAAGTTGTCTAACCAAACTAACACCTGTGGGGTTATTGAAAAATCACTGGGGAAATCTATCTTGTATGATTTTATTTTAGCATGTTCTTCTAAGAACTGCAAGGCTTGTTCTGTCAATCTAAGACCGCCTTTGTCTTTGCTTCTCACATTCCACCACCATACTGCTCTAAATTTTTTAATGGTGTCTGGATCAGCATTTGCATTTGCCGCCTGTAAGAACACCTTAGTGTAGGCATCCTTGGGATCCATTTTATTCTACCTTCTCACCTTGCGTGAGTTTATAAACGGCGAAATCTTTTGTTTTAAATAACCTATTCAACTTCTTAGCTAAGTTGTGCGCATGTCCGGGATTACTAAATGATACCTTCTTGTATTTAGGTCCGGGATAGCTGGCAACCAAACTTCCACTCTTTAAGTTAAATGGTTGTTCTTTATAAAATACTGCCCAGATGGCTTCGCTATCAAGGATCTGCTCAATTTTAAAAGTTTCCTTGTTAGCGTGTTCTAGCAATATTGTAGGTTTTGGTCTGCTCATATATACGTGTTCCTAATTAACCACGTATATATTTATATCTAATTGAAGCCGCCACCGTCGAATTTTACATCTATATTAGTAGTGGATTCGCGTATTTCAGACAGTATTTGATGTATATCAGTAACTGTTTTACCTAATTTTGAAGTTAATACAGCTAGTTCGGAAGTTAACTCACGTGCTTCTTGTATTGAAATACGAATGTCTTTTTGTTGAGTTTTTTCAGCCGATGCTATACGCTGTATTAGCTTTTCAATAGTTGGTAATGTTACAGGGAAGTTATTTTGAGACATTTGATAATACCTGTTTCATTTCTATATCAGTCTTAAAAGGACCTTTATAGTCATATCTCTGTAAAGTGATTAACTTAGGACAAAAGGATTTAACCCAGCCTTTATCAAATCGGATAACATAGTATCCGGCGCAGTACAGACTTTTACTGTCTCCACTTTTTGTAAACAGCGGCAGTTTTCTTTGCACGTCATACATTGAGTTGTGTGGTAAGGTACTTGTGGGATATCCATGGACTTCGTTTGGTTCTGAGTTATCTGCTTCTTTAACAATCTTCACAACAAAAAAGTTTTTACCAAACTCTTTTGTTAGTTTTTCTTTTGTTTCATAAATCTTAACACCAAGTTCATTACTCATTACAAAACGATTATCTTCGTTCTTTCTTAGTGTAGCAAACTTTTCTCCATCCTTTTCAACAATCCAAAACTTATTGTCGATGATTGGTTTAGCATGTAGTTCGGTCATAGTTTTCTCCAAACAGTAATCTGTTTTGTGGTCACACGTTTCTTCATACAGGCACTGTGTCATTTACATATCTCGCATTTAATGGTTCGGCATAACTCTGTGCCTGATCAGCGATCTTCTTAAGATCATATAAGTTACAGAACTTAATAAGTCGAATGCCGACTTGACTGATATTTTTATTAGCACTAGTCGCTGTTGCGATTGTCTCAGAGATAATCTCTTTGATGTCATCTGGTTGATGACTCAAATCGATGAGTCGACGATTGCGTTCGTAATCTTCTAAGACACGATGTTCTTGTCCATTGTGGTCAGTCCATCTCTGTAACATGAGATTGTTCCACGCAAAGCCTTTGGATTTACGATCTTCGAACGCTTCAGTAAGACCCACTTTTTTGCTTGTGCCTTTAGTACGCACACCTGGATACGCTGAGAAGACATTATCACTGGTATCACCACGCATACATTTTTCAAACAAGAGCCATTCTGGATCTGGGATTGCTTTGGGCTCTTGCGTTTTCTTGTCAATGACTCTTTTGCCTTTTGCATCAAAGATACCTTCATGTGTAATAGTGGTTTCCATAACACCGTTGTACTGCTTGACGTTAGGTGCAATAAGTTGTACAAAATCTGTGTCTGTCGAAATGATAATATGATTATCGTTTGGATGACTCTGTATCCAGCCAGCGATGAGATCGTCTGCTTCTAGGCGTGGATTCTGCATAACTGTACAGTTAGTCTTTTCTGTAATAAACTCTTTGAATGTGTCAAATGCTTCCCAAAAGACTTTTTCTTCTTCTGCTTCACGTTCTGTATGAGCAGCACGGGCTTCTGCACGTTGAGCTTTATAAGGAGCATAGAAATCCTTGCGCCAGCTACGACCTTCTAAACAGAAGATAACGTGACTGCCGTTAAAGTCTTGCCATGCCTTTTTAACACTGTTAAGTGTGATGTGGAAGGCCATACCTAGTTTGATATCAGCGTCACCGTTGATAACGTGCCGAGCACGGAAAAAGGTATTTGCTGTATCTACTAAAATATAATTCATTTGTTGTTCTTTTTAACTGAGTTGATATCAATAACGCCAGTGTTAACGGCACCACCAAAGTCGCCGTCAACTACTACGTTGGCACAAAGTTCACGGAACCAACGGTCTACGATTTCCTCATCTAAATCACCATCAAATCCGTATCCTTCTTGCTTTAATTTTAACACAAAATGGTCGTTCCAGTCAAGCTCAAAGAATCCATTGCGGATATTATCTTTATTGATATGTGTGTTTAGTACGCCTACCCAAGGCTCTTTTAGTTTGGTTGCTCGATCTTTTGCACTAAGTTTTGCCAGTTCTTCGGCTTCTTTAGCTCTCACTGCTGCATCTGTAGCATCTTTTGCTGCCTTAGCTGCTTCTTCTGCTATTGCTACTGAACGTTCTGCTTCAGCTCGAACCTTGTCAATGCCAAATAGTTTTTCTAGAAATTTCTTCATTGTCTACCTCTTAAATTCCATATCATAAATTCGTTTTTGTCAACCCAATAGTCAACGTATATAGGTTCGCCTGGACCAGTAACTATATTAATACCGTGATATGCTTGTTTACCCCAAAGCGGCTTACCAGTTAAAAAACAAGCTCTTGGGCGAGTCCAACACAGTTTTAATTTCCATCCTTTTGCTCTATTCAAACCCCAATCTTCCGATGGAGGAGATTGTGTTACATCATCCATTATGTACCCCATTCGTTTTTAAACAACGGCACTTGCAATCTATCGCTATAACGTAATCCGTTTTTCATAGCTAAGTCTGCTACTGTACGATTGTTTAATGCATAAACACTTTCAACACCGCCTACAGGCATTAGGTATACATGACCCTTAAAGCCAGCGGCACTATATGCACCAATAGCACACTCAGCATCAGCAAAGTCTTGTTCTGTAGCAATAACAAACTTTAAGTATGCTGTACCAACTTCTTCATATTCACAAACAACTTCTGGACAAATAGCATCTTCCCACTTCTCGCCACTACATGGAAGTTTAGCACTTACACTAAATGTAACTTCTCTAGTAAAATCTATATTGGGCATTTGCCATTTGATTAGATAATCTTTAAACTCTTCTGTTAGCTTTTGAGTACCATTTGTTTCAAACGTAATCTCTTTTAAGCCTGCCATCTTAGGATTGTCTAACAAGTCAGGATAAGCACGTTGCCAGCCTAGCAAAGGTTCGCCACCTGTAATAACAAGATGCTCATCTCGCCATTCTTCGTACGGCAACATATCCATAATACCGTCAGCAATAGCATCGCTTGAGAGCATTGCGCTAAGATCTTTAAAGCGAGGATCCCAACTGGCGTAACTATCACAGCCTGTGCTAACAAGTGGTAGTTCCTTGTAATTTTTAAATTCTGCAATACGTTCTGCAATAGCTTCTACTTCTTGACTTAGTTCGCCTCGCGGCATACCAAAGCCTGCACATTTAAAGTTACAACCGAATGTACGTAAGAAAACAGAAGGCACACCCATATAGCGTCCTTCACCTTGAATGCTGTAAAACAGCTCTGCGATTTTAATTTTACTCATAATATATTATACACTCTCTTCAGCAGTTTTGTCAACCTTTTTGAGTTGCCAACTACCATTATTTAGATCAATCCATTCTAGCGTATCGCCTTCGATCCATCCGGTCTGTTCTAATAGATCAGGAGGAAATGTAAGGATAGCATCGCCAGTTTCGGGATCTTCTTCTACAGTTAATGTCCAGCTGTTCATATTGTGTCTCTACTTCTATATTCTTCTAACTTCAATCTACGACATTCTTCTCGTACTTCTTTTGGAATGTCAGGATGCCATTCGGCCATACCGCAGTCATAGACAATAACCTTGCTGCCTGTAAAATCTGAAAACAGCATAATCATTGCTAGGACTATCACTAGTATTATAGTTACAATAGTATCTCTCACAATCTATCACTCAACAATATTTTAGCCATAAGCCCATCGTGTTCATTAAAGAACTTAAATGTCATATGATCTTCATGTGGGGTATAAACAAATCTATCACCTGGTAGACCGAAATGCTCTAACACTAATGCACAGGTTTCATTCCACCAAGGCACATTTTGATTATCCCATCGAACAATGATCTCAGTCAATGTCTCCACCTTCGGATTCACCAGG